GCCGGCACCGAAGCCCTTTACACCGTTCCGATCACACCGGGCAACCCCTTTTACAAGGCCACTGCAACTGTCGGCGCCTACTTCCGCGTCAATCAGGTGGCTCAGGAGGTGGAGGTGATCGGCATGAACTCCGATCGCATCTTCGAGGAGAACGGCCAGATCACTGACCTCAGCAACTACACCGAGCGCACCACCAGCAACGAGAACGGCCCCGAGCACACCATCGTCTACGTCAATGAGACCGTCGCCAACGACGCTGGTGCGCCCCAGTACGACAACCTGACCACTTGCGGTCTGGCCCTGCGCGCTGGGCGCAACTTCCAGACCATGGATCAGGTGCGGGTGTGGCTGAAGTCAGGCACATGGGTGCCCCGCCTTCACCCCGACGACGGGGGCACCGCCGGCCCGAGCAACCTGTTCCCCGATCTGGTGTACTTCCTGCTTACTGACCAGCAGGCTGGCCTGGGCAGCACCTTCTCCAAGGACCTGATCGACACGGCCTCGTTCGCCAAGGCGTGCCGCTTCCTGCGGGCCAACAAGCTGTTCTTCAACGGCGCCCTGGCAAACCCGCAGAACGTGCGGGACTACCTGGCGCAGATGGCGCCGTACTTCCTGCTGAACTTCGTGATCGCCAACGGGCGCTTCGCCCTGGAGCCAGCCATCCCTGTCGATGCGGCCGGCAACATCAGCCTGGGGCCGGTGCCGATCTCAGCGATGTTCACCGCCGGCAACATCATCGAAGACACCTTCCGCATCGACTACCTGGAGGCCGACCAGCGCCGCGACTTCCTGGCCCTGCTGACCTGGCGCCTGGAGCACGTCAACGACTTCGCGGAAGAGCGCACCGTCTCGGTGTTCTGGAACGAGGCCGGCGGCGGGGGATACCCCGTCGAGACCTTCAACATGGCCGATTTCTGCTGCAGCGAAGAGCACGCCGTTCTGTTCGGGCGCTTCTCACTGTCAGTGCGGCGCCGCGTCACGCATACCGTCAGCTTCAAGACCACCCCCTACGGCCTGAACCTGGCGCCCGGCAACTACATCCGTGTTGCCACCGAGGCCAGCCCGTACCACGCCGCCAACAACGGCGTCATCGCGGCCGACGGCACCGTCACCAGCAGCGGCACCATCACAGACGGCTCCTACCCGATCTTCTACTACGACCGCATCAGCAGCGACACAAAGGAAGGAGAGATGACAGTGGCGGATGGCAGGGTCATCGAACCCGCTCTGCACGACACCCTCTTCACCGTGAAGTACGCCGCCGCCTCTCAAGGCGTATATCAGGTGGAGCAGCTGACGCTCGACGAGGATGGCCTGGTCGAGATTGTGGCGGCCGAGCATCCCGTCGATGAGGGCCTCGTTAGCCTGATTGCCAGGGACATCACAAACGGTGCCAACTTCAGCAAGGACTACTGATGGCCTTCCCTGATCTGGTGCCCACCGCCCGCTCCTTCGACCCTGGCAACTGGCCAGTCCGTGAGTACCGCGCCCAGGACGGTGCCGAGGTGCGCCTGCTCTATGGCTCCAAGCGCACCGGCATGACACTCTCGCTGAGCTACGACAACATCAGCGACGCCAACGCCGAGCTGTTCCTGCATCACTTCAACGAGACCTGGGGCACCTACAACACCTTCGTGTTTGACGGCGATCCCGGCGCCAAGGCGGGCTGGGGCGGCAGCCCACAAGCCATCGGCGCCGAGTTCTGGGGCAACCGTTGGCGCTACGCCGAGCCGCCGAAGGTGGTGAGCGTCCGGCCAGGGCGCAGCAGCGTCACCGTCAACCTGATCGGAGTCTTCTGATGTTCTACAGCGGCAGCAACGGCGAGCTTCATATCGACGGCAAGAAAGCCGCCCGTGTCGCCAACTGGAGCGTGAGCAGCAGCCTGGCCCTGCTGGACACCACCAGCCTGAAGGACACCGACCGCACCAGCACCCCCGGCGTACGCTCCACCACCGGCAACTGCACGCTCTACTACTACGCCGAAGACCCGGCTGATAAGTCCACCAACGACGCCAGCACCCTGCTCGGCAAGTTGATCAAGGCCAAGGTGGCGGGTGAGAGTGAAGGCGTCGGCCATGAAGCCGAAGCGGTCACGCTGAAGCTCCGCCTCGATGACGGCACCGCCTCGGGCCGCCATATCAGCGGCAAGGCATGGCTCACCAGCGTGCAGATGAGCATGGCGGTGGGCGAGGTGTTCAGCGCCAGCTGCGCCTTTGAGTTCAGCGGCGCCCCCACTGAGGTGACGCTCTGATGGGCATCTACCTCGGCGACAGCGGCCATGTAGAGCTGCAACGCGCCAGCTTGGACAGCCCCCTGCACGGCACCCTCGATGGGGCCGACGTCAACGAGGGTCGCAGCCGCTTCAGCTTTGACTTCGACCACAGCGCCCTGATCACCGGCGACAAAGTAGAAATCCGAACGCTGGACGGCACCGATCTGCAGCTGGTCGCGGGCCACGCCTACCCGGACTGGACTGGCTACATCAACATCGACGACGCCGGTGGCATCAGCCTGTACGCCACCTTTGGCTACGCGTTGACCGGCGACCGCAAGCGGGCGCTACCGCTGAAGGCCCCGACCACTCCTCAGCCCATCAGCGTTCACACCGCAGACTCTCGCTATCGCTGTCTGGCCAACATCAGCAGCTACGAGCTGACCACCAGCCGCGAGACGGTGGACATCACCAGCCTCGGCGAAGAGTTCCGCAGCCAATACAGCAAGGGCCTGATCAGCGGCCAGGGCACCCTCAACTGCCTGTGGAGCTACAAGGCTGCCCTGTGCGGCCCCGCCGTCGGCCCCGTCGAGTTTCCGCACTACCTGGCGCAGCTCTGCATCCTGACCCAGCAGGGCGCCGACTTTCTAGGGCGCTTTTACCTCGACACCAGCACCCGCAACTCCCACCTCTGGTACGAGGCGACCTGCGGCATCACCAATGTGGCAACCAGCTTTGCCCCTGGGCAGGTGATCCGCTCCACGGTGGAGTTTGTGACCACCGGCCCCGTCAGGTTGCACATGGGGATGCCGCCCGCGTACTTGCTGCAAGAGAGTGGAGAGCTGCTCCTGCAAGAGGACGGCAGCCCGCTGCTGCTAGAGGATCCTTAGGCCAGCTTTAGGCTGGGGTTGTGGTGTAGTGCCTTGCTTCGATGGCTGATCTGGAGATCTCCAAACTGCCTCCAATTGCGGGGTCCCTGCTGCAGGCCACCGACCCGCTCCCACTGGCTGACTTGTCTGCCAGTGAAACGAAGCGCATCACCGTCAAGGACCTCATCCAGAGCGGCGTTGCGCTGATCGACCCCGGCAGTATTCCGCCAGACAAGATCAACTACGCGCTTCAGCCCGACAGCGTTGGCACGACCCACCTGCAGGCCAAGGCAGTCACAGCCGCCAAGCTCGGTGACAACAGCAGCGCCGTGATTGGTACGCCCCTCCCGCCTGGAGGCGGGGCTTACATCGGCCAGCTGGGACTGGACACCACAGGCAACAGGCTCTCGATCTGGAGCGGCTCCGCGTGGGAGGCGTTCAAGGCGGCCGGTTCCGTCAACGTCGTACAGGGGGCAACCTTCGGTCCGCTGACGACTGCGGTCAGCCAGACGGGCGATACTGCGACCGTGACGGCCAAGGTCACCGATGCCACAGCAGCGGCCCAGTTTCTCGCTGGTCCCGCTGCCGTCGGAGGCTCGGTCACGCTGCGCGGCATCACATCCGAGGACCTGCCCCGCGCCAGCGGTTCCGCGATCGGCGGTGTCTCAGTACCCGCCGGCAGCGGCCTGAAGATTGACGGTGGGGCCACGGGCCTCGGCGCTGCCCTCCGCATCGACAATGCCACCACGGCTAGCGCCACCGCCCATCTCGTCACCTACGACAGCCACGGCCTGGTCACCGGCGGCCGCCTGCTCGCCGCCTCCGACCTCCCCGTTGCCACCACGGGATCCATCGGTGCCATCACCCCCGGCACGGAGTTCACCGTCCAGCCATCCGGGGCGCTTCACCACACCCGCCAGCTCACGCCTGGCACCGGAACGAAGGTCACCTACGACGGGCAAGGTCACATCACCGGAACCGCCGTCCTTACAGCGAACGACATCCCGAACCTGGATGCCAGCAAGCTGATCAGTGGGACACTGCTCCCCGACCGCATTGGCAATGCCTCGATCACCCGCCAGATGCTGGCGGACTACTCGATCTCGTTCATTCAGGAGGCCACTCCCAGCACCAGCGGCGTACACGCTGGAACGCTGTGGCTGCAGGAGAGCACCGGCGCGTTGCGCATGTGGAACTCAAACTCGTGGTTCCCAATCGGCTTCGGGCGCCTGAGTGCTGAAAACCTGCGGTACTGCGGCACCTTCAACGCTGCTACCGGAACTATTTCAGGGTTGACCCAGTTCGGCACCGCTGAAGGCTTCAAGATAGGCAGTGCTATCCCAGTGGCTAAAGATGGATATGCGGGTGCGTACTTAGTTGCTGCGACGCCAGGAGCCGGAACAGCAGTGGCCTCTGGCGTTTCCTTCGACAACGGCGACTGGATCGTTTGCAATGGCGCCACTGCCGGGTGGGTGCGCGTTGACACCCTGAACAGCGGTTCTGGTGGTGGCAGCGGCAGTGGTGGAGGCGCAGCTCACCTCAACGATCTGCTCGACGTAACGATAAACGCTGGTGTTGTGCCCGACGACTTGCTGCAGTACAGCGCGTCGGGGCAGTGGCTAAACGTCAGTGAGATCAGCGGGGGCACGTTCTAAAGCCTCCTAGGCTGATGGCAGCCCGTATGGGTGCCCCATCGCTGCATAGCAGGTGACCCTCCGCATCAAGCTGAAGAACAGCGTCGTCAAGGACAAAGCGCCTGTCCCTGGTGACCTTGAGGTTGGTGAGTTAGCGATCAACGCGCACCAGGACAGCCCCGCCGCTTACATCAAGGACGCCGCTGGCGCGGTGCGCAAGTTGGCAGGTGTCGGTGCAATCGGCGCCACTGATGCCACTACGTCCGCCAAGGGTGTTGTCCAGCTGGCTGATGCTGCTGCCGTCACGGCAGGCACGGCTGGGCGGGTGGTGGATGCTGCTCAGCTGAAGGCCAACCCTCCGGATGCAACTGAAACCATCAAGGGCAAGGTGCAGCTGGCCACTGCTGCTGAAGTCACTACCGGCACCAACACCACCAAGGCCGTCACCCCTGCTGGGTTGAAGGTTGAGCTGGACAAGAAGGTTGAGCAGGCACCTATCGGCACTGCTGCTGGCACCAAGCAGTACCTGCGGCAGGTGGTCACCGCTGGCACAGCGCCATCACTGACAGCCACTCGTAGCTGGGTGGAGGCACCGTCTGGTCTGGACTTC